ACCGTATAAAAAAAATGCTAAAACACATTCAGAAAAACAGATCGACCAAGTAGCTGACAGTATTAAGCAGTTTGGCTGGGCTCAACCACTCGTTGTGGATGGTGAGAACAATCTAGTGATCGGCCACTGCCGCCTCTTGGCAGCTAAAAAATTAGGGCTACACGAGGCCCCCGTGATCCAGATGGATAATTTAGACAAAAAGCAAATAAAAGCTCTCAGGCTGGCAGATAACAAGCTAAACGAGAGCACGTGGGACATGGACCTGGTACAGGCAGAGCTAAAAGAGCTTGTGAGTGAGGATTTTGATATTGCTGTTACAGGTTTTAGCCTCGTGGAAGATACGGAAGAAATCGAAGAAGATTTTCAAGGAAAAAAATACTGTGTTACAGTTGAGGCGAAAAACGATTTAGATGCAAAAAATATTTACGAAAAACTAACAGAAATGGGTTTTGATTGTAGAATTAACAAGTAGATTATGCCATTTTTAACCAAAAAACAGCGCGCTTTTCTTGTTAAAGAAGGCAAAAAAGGCGCAGAGCATGGAAAAAAATCTCTCCTGACGCACGACAAAGAATTTTACGCCGCCGCTGGGCGCAAAGGTGCGGCGAAGAGGTGGCCAAAAAATGTAGTTGATTTATTGTCTTAAGTAGTATGACTGTCGCTGAGCTTATCGAAGATTTAAAAAAATATGATCCAGAACTTCCTGTAATTATGGAATCATACGACGGTTACTTAACCAAGACTAAAGATGTTAGTCATAAACCATTTGACCAGACTCGCGAGATTAAAGAAGAACATATTTTGCTAAATCCTATTCTTTAATCTAAACCCTAAGCGCTTTGGCGGGGGTGTGGTGGTACTTGAGTAAGGAATGTGTGGTGGCACTTTACTGTGCCAGTGGAGCTATCCTCGGATGGCAACGCTTATGTAACCAACATATTCCTTGCCACCCCCACCAAGTCGCTTAGGTAATTGCCCCATTGGTGAAATTGGTAAACACGTTAGTTTTAGGAACTAGCCCGCTATACGCGGATGGGGGTTCGATTCCCTCATGGGGCACTAGGTATCTCAATGGAGGCGTGTAAGGGTGTAAGGTCTCTAAAAGCCGCTACAGGATCCCGTTTCTAGAACGGCAGTGTTTTCCGAGTATCCACGCGCGCCCTTCGGGCTAAAAAACGCGTACCCTTGCCGCCTCCACTGATATACCTATAAATTGTTTCACAGAAAGTTTTTTTGTAAAAACCAGCGGTGCTAATATTAGCCAAGCATAAATTTAAATTGCGCTAATATAAGCAAAAATCGGAAATACCGATTTATCGTTTTTACGCCTGTTTTTCTAAATTGTTTCACAAGATTTATGGTTAAAAAAACCATCCTTACTCGGTACTGCCCCGTGCTTTTTTGCTACCTGGACCGCCACAATGACGAGTGTAGATATTGCCAAAAACATTGTGGTGAGCGACAGAGTGTTTGCCCTAAAAAAGAAGACACATAAAAAACAACCTCGCTAAAGGTTGTTTTTTATTAATGACTATGACTCAGAAATTCCTATTTATTCTACAATATCTTGAGGAACTTTTCCAACTTCTGAATATACTATTTTACCGTCGTTGTTTTTAACGACAGATCGGTAGCTGACAATTCCAGCGTCTCCGTGAATGGAAGACGGGGCAGTGTGTGCGTCAAGGTACACAGTCTTTGATATTTCTGGCAAAATTCCCCACTCACCAGAGTCCTTGGTATCAAAATTTTGGAGAGTTACCCGCTTTGCCTCTCTGTTGACCAAAGTTATCTCTATAGAGCCAAAAAATGAGCTTGTGGCTTTATTTTTTATGTTAAAAAAATAACGGTATTTATCGGGGTGTTTTACATTTATCGCGGTTATTTCTATCTGATGGGTATCTTCTGGTTTGACGGGAATCGCCACTAAATAATTTTCTGGGGATTACTCTGGCTTACTTGAATTAGCACATCCCACGATGCCGACGACTGCCCACACAGCAAATATGCTTAAAAAAATTTTAACTATGACGCGTGAAGCACGGACATACGCCGTAGCGGCATTACGCAAACTTTGACCTAGCGCTCTGTTTTCCATATAATGGAGTTAGATTTAAAAATAAGCTCAGTCTTTTTTTATCATATTTTAGCCATTATGTCAAGATTTGTCGGGAATAAAGTTATTACGATAGACGTCGGTAATGAGGAGAGCGTTGACCTTTTTGCACAAATTCCGTACATTAAAATGCAGACTATTTTGTCTAATCTTAGCCAACAAAATCCCACAGAAAATATTAAAATGTCTTTGCCGCTTTTGAAACTTGCTATTTCGGGTTGGAAACTCAAGGACGAGCGCGGCGAGTTGGTCCCGTTCACTCAGGACGCAGTAGACAATCTCGATTTTGAAACGGTTACATTACTCACAGAGCACGCGGTCAAACTGTACTTTCCAGATAAAAAAAAATTGGAAGTTTCAAACGCATAATATTGCTTGATAGTACTCACGAAAAACAGGGGTATTCAGAAATTCTCGATTATCGTTTGAGTGAAAAATTTGGCTTAGATTGGCAACAATACGATCATCTCCGTATCACAGAATTTATAAAAATTATGCAGCTAAACTCTGAAAGAGAAGAGAGAGAGCATAAAAAATCAAACGCTAAAAATAACCGTTAATCATGTATTCTATGGTCGACCAACGCCTTGAAATTCTTGTACAACTTAAGGACGAAGCAACCGCAGCGTTCGGAAAAATCAAGGGTGCCTTGGGCGACGCCAATTCTGCCATAGAAAAAGCCTCTGGTGCCTCGTCGACACTTGCCAAAGGTTTGGCAGTTGCAGGCGGTGGAGTTGTCGCTTTAGGAGGTATGTTTTTGAAATCGGCGTCTGATGCTGAGCAAATGCAAACTTCTTTTACAGTCATGCTTGGCTCGGCAGAAAAAGCAAAGAAGTTTATGAAAGATTTGGCGGATTTTTCCGCAAAAACACCTTTTAATTTGCCTGGCGTATCTCAAGCGTCTAAGCAACTTCTTGCTTACGGTTCCACACAAGAAAATGTTTTAAAACAAGTCGGTATTTTGGGCGATATTGCCTCTGGTGTTGGAAAAGATAAGTTACCACAACTTATCTTGGCTTTTGGTCAAGTGCAAGCAGCAACCAAACTTACTGGGAACGAAATGCGCCAATTCACTGAGGCTGGTGTACCGCTCATCGATGCTCTCGCGACACATTTTGGTGTTACAAAGGACAAAATTGCTCAAATGGCCTCGGATGGGAAAATTAAATTTAAAGATGTTGAAGAATCTTTAGGCTCGCTTACTGCAAAAGGTGGACCGTTTTTCGAGATGATGGCTAAGCAGTCCGAAACTCTTTCAGGTAGATGGTCAACGGTCACAGATAATTTTGGTATTTTCATGACGCAGCAGGGGAAGCCGCTTTTGGACTGGGCAAAGCAATTTGTTGAATGGTTGAATATTATTGTTATCGATGTTTTGCCTAAAGTTGCAGCAAAAATAGGAGAACTGACACAGTGGTTTTTGCAACACAAAGAAGCAATTATTTTTGTCGTTTCGGTGATTACAGCCGCGCTATTGCCCGCTGTATGGTCGCTCGTAGCCGCTTTTGCAGCGGGCGCGGTTGCCCTTGCACCGTGGCTTTTAGGTGGCGCAGTTATTGGTGGTATTGGGGCGGGAATTTATTACATCGTTACTCACTGGGACGAATTAGCGGCGAAAGCAAAACAGGTTTGGGATTACATTGTGGGAAAATTAAAAGAAGCCTGGAACTGGATACGCTCGACTATCGGCGGTGGTATTGATTATATCAACGGCATTTTTAATGCCGGACTTACAACAATAAAAGACCTCTGGACTACAGCATGGACGGGTTTAGGTAATGTAGTTTCTGACATTTGGGACGGGATAAAAAGCGCGGTGGTTGGTAGTATTAACTGGTTGGTCGACAAGATAAACTCATTCATCAAAATGGTGAATCGAGCAAGCGCCGCAGCCGCAGGCGTTGTGGGTCTTTCTGCACCACAAATTAGCGAAATACCAAAGCTGGCAAAGGGTGGTATTGTTGATCGGCCGACTATGGCGATGATTGGCGAGGCTGGGCCCGAAGCGGTTGTACCGCTCAATCGTGCACGTATGGGCGGGCTTGGTTTAGGGTCAAATATTACCATCGTTGTTAATGGGGACGTAAGTGGTGACGAGCTCATTGATAAGACCGCAAAAGCTTTGGTCAAACGTCTACAGCTCTCCACCGCAATTGTATGATGCTTTACTATCTGAACAACTCAGACCGTTCAGCGGACGTACTCAATAATTCTTTATCGATTACTAACCAAATACAGCAGCGTAATGACAGCTGTTCTTTTACTATTTTTCAAAATTCGCGGCCGACTGAAAATCAAGATTTAAAAATCTACGATGGAGCGCTAGTATCTACACAGGTCGGTGCTACGATCGTGCTCAAAGACTCTTACCAGACTGACGTCAACGCATTCAGGGCTGGGCAGCGTATCTGGCTTAAAATTGGGAACTCGAGCATGGAGCGCGCAACTGTTTCGAGCTATACCGAATCGACCCGCACAATCGTACTTACTGCAGCACCAAGTATTTCTCTTTCAGCAGATGATAAGGTTGGCGAGCTTATTTTTGGTGGAATCATGGGGCGTGTGAGCGATGAAAATGTCGAGATTTTACAGAACATACAGTACAAGGTTACAGGGATTTCCTATGGTAAGATTTTTGATAAAAAACTAGTATCTGACACATGGTCGGACGTAGAAAGTCGCTACATTATCAATGATTTTGTTAATACAACAGTAAATTACTCATCGACTGTTGATGATTTAGCCTACGCGAACAATGCGGCTATACAAGCAGAATGGATTGAGGCGCTTGATGGTGGCAACCCGACAGTTGATACGAGCGACCCGATAGAATCGACGAGTAGCGGTGTATTCCCTTGGACGTACGCAACAGGGACCGCCCGGTGGGCAGCCACACCTATTTCACGTGATCTCTCGGCTTTTTTTGGTGTTTCTTCTGGGATGCCGACAAAAGGTAGCATAATGAGCTGGTTCAAAAACGCAAACTGGGCAGGAGTGACTGTTGTAAAAGTTCGTATTGGTTCTGACTCGAGCAATTATTTACTGGTCACTTTTACGATCGATACAACAAAAACAGATTGGCAGTACACAGCCATTTCAGCAACAAAAGGTACGCTGACAGGGACACCAGATTGGACCGCTACTGATTACGCCGCGCTTGAGGTAACGAACACATCGAGCGGTACTATTCGCTGGAACGGGTTGCGGGTGAATGCTGAGGGAAGTTTTACACTTTATAACGTGAAACCAACTCCTGATTTTGCAGATTTTCGGGCACCTCAGCTCAAACCGACCGCGCTTATGAACCAGCTCGCTAAAACATGGGAGTACACCTGGTATGTTGATTATGAACGAGATATTCATTTTGTGAATATTGAGGCTGAGACAGCGCCCTATACGATTACTGACACCAGCAATAACTTTACCGACCTCGGTATTGAGGTTGACGTATCGAATCTTGGTAATCGAGTAATCGTACGCGGTGGAGAAAAAACTTCTGACTCGACGTATGCTCAAGTTATTGAGGCTACTGGCGAAAAAAGAGAGTGGCTACTCAAAAGCAAATTCAATAACCTCAGCTTGCTTATCGACAACAACACCTCGACTGACACCATGGAAGCGACCACGACAACGACGACGGTCAAAGCGACCGCACACGGTCTTACTACGGGCGACCATATCGTAAATCGCAGTCGCAGCAACGCAGTGCGAGAGGTTACGGTAGTAGATGCTAATACTTTTACGGTGCAGGCTGTAACAAGCCAAGCCTCGGGTGACACATTCTCTAAATTCTCGGTGAGTAAAACCATTGGTGTAGAGGGAATTACTGACGAGACTACAGTTAATTACGTCTCTAATAGTAACGAAAAATCTATCCGCGCGACCGACATAGAGCAGACGTATTCGGCGGGTACCTTTTTGCGTTTTGCGTACAACGAACGCGTACCTATTCAAATACAATACGGCGACTCTGCCTCGGCGAATACTCTTAAAGCACTTGGACTTGGTGATGGAATATTTGATCTGGACCCGCTTACTGATCGGAATATTAAAGATACGACAACAGCCATTAGTTTTGCTCAAGCGCGCGTACGAGAGTACTCGAATCCTGTCATAACTGGGCATTTTAAGACAGACCTCAAAGGTATTCGAGCGGGGCAGCTTTTGACCGTGAGTTTGTTACAGAATGGACGAAATTATACGGATAGCTATGTAGTGCAGCAAGTCGGTAGAAAACAGAGGGATGGCATGTTTAAGGACTATTTAGAGCTTGACGTTACATTTGGGACTACTTTGTTCGGATGGGAGGAATTTATGCAAAAGATTTTGCAAAATCAAGACGGTATCGAGTATAACGTTGATGATATTGTGGAAACATTCGTTAATGCCGACGAAATTATTGAAACTGACGATACAAGCGTAGCAGCGAAAGGTGGGTTCAAAAGCGCGGTAATCGTCGAAGAAGTCCAAAGCGATGATACGAACCTTGCGACGAAACAAACGGTGCCCTGGCACTGGGAACCATCTACCGGACAGGCAGTTGCTACACGGTGGAACTTGGCCGAGTGGTCATAGAGTGTTACAATCCAGTATTGAGCTGCTGTAAAAAATAGTGGTATTTTTTCCAATGCGCCAAAAAAAGCCGCTCTAATTTCTCACCAAACAGCATTTTTTTATCGCGTTTTTCCTCAAGCGCACGGCGTTCTCTAGTGACTTCCTCAATCTGCTCGCTAAGCGTACGGGCGCGCGCGCTGCGCATATC